TTTTTTACCCCCCAACTCTTTTTGCATACCTTCTACAGCACTAATATAATCTAGCTTTTGCTCACCAAGCCAAGACTTAAACACTTTCGGCACTATGTATAGCATGTGAGTATCTGTTTCATATCGCGCTACAAACATGCCGCGTGGGTTTTGTTCTGGTATAACCATAGGAGCTACACCATCCGTAGAATGCGCAGTTTCCGTACTCTTAATTTTAAGTATGCTACCCCAATGTTCTGTAGTAAATTCTGTTACCAAAGTCTGAATAGACGCCGTGCTGTCATCTACAAATGCTTTAGTAATTCGTAGTTGTAACACTACCCACTTAAACAATTTCTTCAAGTCGTAGTCTATTATACCTGCACGTTTTGCGGCTAACGCCCCTGCCAGTATCGCGGAACAACCCCCAGACCAAAAACGATTCTTTTGGTTTAACCCTGCGGCTTTATCTAGCTTTACCTTTATACTTTCATAGTCTGCCCTAATCGTGTCCTTGTTTTGAATCACGTACTGCACAAACTCAACCCCGTAATGACCGTAATTGTCTTGTATATCTGCAAACAGTTTAGCCCCTGTAAGAAGATCAACCTCTACCAAATTCATCTCGTCTACGCGTAATTCTAACAGTCGTTGCATCTCAGCTTTAGTATTACCTTTTGCCATAGCCATCTGTGCATACATGCTGACGTTACCAGAAGATACAGCTATAAGCCTCCAAGGTTTACCCCTAACACGTTCGTAGTTGCCTCCGCCCGCCATCCTGTTTTTCTGCTTCCCTTCAGACAACTGATATGCGTAGTCTGATGCGTGCCTGCCAAGAATATTTGTCATTTCGTCCGTATTAAGAAGCATGTTGTGCATAACTTCAGCTACGTTCATACGAGAGTTAGGTGTATCAGCTTTAGTGCCCGTTAGTTTAAATGGGTCACCAAATATAGAAGTACCTGTAAACATAGCGGTTGTTTTACCACCACCTGTATCCCCAAACAAATGTATACCCAAACTATATAAACCTGTTAATGGCATAAGGATTGTGCCAAACCCTGCGCATACAGTAAACTGTTGTAGTTCCATCCCGTCTTGGTCGTAAAAGTCTAGTATTTCTTTGTTACGTTCCTTAGTACCTGCGGTCTTAAACCTGTCTATATACCCTGATGTTTTTGCAGATGGTGGATTATAACCTATCGAGTAAGCGCTAATGAGCTGGTCACCTAACACAAACGCGTCCATTTTTTTGTCGTCAACCCACCCAAATTGTTGGTGTGCTTCACTTGCAGTTGTAGTCTGTTGCAGTTCATTAATCCATGCGGCTGTGTATGACATTAGTTTATCTATATCCTTTCCAAAAGTAGTTATACCTTGCATAGACATATGCCTACGAAACTCTTCCCGTGCCGTCACCGAAGACAAAGGTACAATAAAATCTCTTACCCCGTCTCTTGGCAAGTGTAACGCAAACGCTATTACTTCACCTAACTCTACATCATGCAACCTACGTGTAACATAGAAGTCGTAGTGATACACGCACACCTCTTCTGGGTCACCGTCAGCGTTTGTGCCACGTAAGTATACACCTCCGTTCTGTCCTCGAAAGTATGGCTTTGGAAATACAGGTATCTCTATTGTTTTAGTCGTACCACCAACCGATTCCTCTAATATGTTATCTTCTGGAGATGCTTCCGCTATTTCTTTTGTCAACATAGCAGGGGTAGATATTTTACCGTTGTTAGGACACGTATCACATAACGAGTTATGTGTAGAGAACGTACTACAGAAGTGTGGCCCTCCCGTATCCTGCATCTTACGCAACGTGCTACTTAAATTATAGTCGTCGTGTTTACTGGACATCAGCTCTGCGCCCTTGTCCCCATCTTTACATACGTTCGCAATAGACAAACCCGAACGCCACAAGTCATGCGATACAGTTTTTTGGTTTTCTATTATATGTTTTATCTGCGCACAGCCTGTACCTTTGGCGGTCTTCATCAACAGGCGTTTAAAACTACCCCGCTGATTTTCGTTTATGGCATCTAAGAATGCGCTTGTGCTGTTAGCTTTGTACTTCGTTGGAACTGGTATCAGATCACCACCTAATAGATCAGAAAAAACGTCAAAAGAAATAGTCCTAGGTTCTTCAACACCATAAAACGTTACGGGTATAGGTGGAGTACCTTTGTGGTTGTGTGTAGATGGTATCCGCAAAACCCGTGCTACGTCTGACGTAACAGATGGATCAGCTTCAAACCCGTCTTCTTTACATAGTTGCTTGAGGCGTTCAGCTACAGGTAGCCAATCGTCCTTACAGATCAACTCGGATAAAATCCAGTAGACGTGTACACCACGCCCTGAGTTTATAAGTGTAGGGTTAGGTAAGCTATGTCGCTTACAAAAAGCACGTAGCTCCACAATAGCAGTTTCTTGGTTGGGGAACTCTTTACCTTCACCACAATCTAGGTCTAGGAAAAAAGACTTCATACCACGCACGTTGTCTGCTTTGCGAGACCCTGCTGTCTCTAACGTAGCCAGTGCAAAATATACATCGTACCCATCGGCATCGTAGTCATGCGCCGCATCTAAAACGTCAACTACACTGGTGTAGAAACTTTGTTTGGGACTGCCACCTTTAGCCGCAAAAACACAGTAATGGCCTTCGTCTGCTAATAATAATTCTAAAAAGTTTTTTGTTTTCATTGTCACCACTCGTCATAATAAAGTTAACCACGGCTAAATAAATAGCCGTGGCAGGGATAGGCTAGTCGTCCCAATTATCTATGATCGAACCTAAGTCGCCATCATCAGAAGGTGGCACAGTCGCCGCTTTTTTCGCGGTTCTTTTAACTGGCTCTTCGTCAAACCCATCATCTGCAGGTGCTTCAGCTAGCACGTTATTACTTTTAACAGGTGTTGGAGCAGATGCAAACGGGTTACTATCTTCCATAACAAACCCACCATCTACAGCACCGAACGGATTACGTACTTCCATAGGAACATACTTAATAACCTGTACAGCTTTTAGTCGTAGCGACACACTTTGTTTACCGCCGAAGTCATAAGGTATTAACTGCACAGCTATACTAACTGTACTACCTGTTGTTAACTGGAAATCATCTGGCAACGGTGTGCCTTGTGAATCCACTTGCAAGGGCTTGTTAGTAATTTCGCCTTTGTAAGCACCTTTTAAATTTGCTTTATGTGTGTACGTACCGTTGTCGTCTTTGACAAACGGGTTAACTAACTTGTCTACCCATTTAGGCTCTTTGTTAGCGTCATACGCACCCTTCATCTGCATAAATAACGCTTTAGCTGTCGCGCTGTCCATGCGGAATGCAATAGAAAAATCTGCACCTTGATCTCTTGGACTACAAGGCACACTACGTTTTACGCTTTGATCGAACGAATACGTCTTGTCGATCTTAGGCCATAGTGCTTCTACGTTTTCAATAATGTAAGTCTCTGCCATGTTGTTCTCCTTCTGGCTTTTTACACGTCTTCGTCAGCGCTAAAATTAAATTCAAGCTGATCTGTGTTTGGTTGCTCATGTACATCTTGCGCGGCTTTAGTTAACGCGTCTGTTACTGAGGTTTTGTTAAATCGGTAAGTGCTACCGATTTTTATATACGTGGATTTGGGTATATGCCCCTGTCTAACCCACGCTCGAATTGTAGAGATTGACACTGCAAAGTGCTTTGCCAACTCCTCTATCTGCACAAATGGTTCTTCATTCATTACTTTTTCCTTACTGAGATCACATGTTCTGTGTCGATGTTAAGACCCTTCGGCATCACATCAGGGTTTTCCTCCAAGAACTGTTTCACATTAGTCTGGTTTAAACGGCGGTCTAGAAATTCGGGCATGTCATGTTCTTTTATGAACAAGTACATAGATTCCCAATCTCCAGTCCAATACTTTGTTTTAGTAGACCTAAAAAACAAACCTTCAGAGGTTCTTACGCTTTCTACATTATGCGCATCGCAATAATCTAGTAACGCTTTCTTTAAAGTGTCTAGTTGGCGTACCAACTTTCCATCTTTTTCTTTATAGTCTGCAGACAGTAAGGCTCTTTCCGATCTTATCTTTATATAAGCCTTAGTAAGTTTATCTGCAGGGACGTCGATATTGTCACTCATTTTGTGTTCTCCTGCTCTAACGAGAATTACACTGTAGTATCTAGTAATGCGTTAGTCAAGTAGTTCTTTGTATAAATCAATCATCTTTGTGTGTACATCAATTCTATTATCGAGAAGTGAGTAAACACGCTTTTCCGCGGCAGAACCTTGCAACTGTACAACAGTGCAGGGATGCTTTTGCCCAGACCTATGAACCCGTGCGTTCGCTTGGGCATAAGTTTCTAACGAAGGTGTCGGCCCCCACCAGACTACTGTGTTAGCTGCTGTTAACGTAACACCGTGTGCCGCTGACTGCGGCTGTATAACTAAAACCCTTGGGTTGCTCGTTGTTTGAAACCGTTTAAATATATCTGTGCGTTTAGCTACAGGTACATCACCACGTATAACTTCAGTAGTAATCCCATCACTACGTAATTTATCTGTTAGTATGTCAATGGTGTGTTTAAAAGGCACGAAAATAAGCACCTTTTGGCTACTCTCGTCTATCACTTCTCGTAACACCTTATACCTATGTTTTATATCAAACTCTAAGGTGTCACCTTCATCGGTGTATACAGCCCCTGCTGATATTTGAAGTAGCTTGTTCATAACAACTGCGGCGTTGACTGCAGACACTTCGTCTTCGTTTATCTTCATTGTGAGTTTCTTCTTCAGCATGTTATAATATTTCTGCTGTTGTCTTGTTAACTCTACCTTACGTTTTACGTATGTCATGTCAGGTAGATCAAGACACTCTTCCTTTGTAAACCTTATGGCAGGTTGTAACACGTTAAACACAAGGTCAGTAGCTTCGGGTTTAACTATCCACCTAAACTGAGTGATCTTGCGCATGACCATATCACGAAACGAACCAAAGAACCTTGGCACAGTGGTAGGGTCAATAAGTTTTGCCAACCCATAAGCGTCCAGTGGAGATTGCGCGGCAGGTGTACCTGTC